GACTACTTTACTCTATCTCCATTTAATTTTAATGAAAGAAACATAAGACAGGAAGGCAGTCTATCTAATGTATTAGGTGTTGCCAACCTTAGGTATAGATTAGTAGGATCTAATATTATTTTTACTCCTACTCCAGACGCAAACACACAAATTAGAGTTTGGTTTGTTCCTACAGCACAACAATTTACTAGCACAACTCCAGCTACTTCTACTACTACGTACGATGATATAAATGGCTATGGAGAATATATAGTGATAAACTCAGCCATAAAGTGTTTACAAAAAGAGGAAAGTGATGTCAGTGTTCTTCTAAAACAAAAAGCTGACATGAAAAGAAGAATAGAAGAAGCTGCTAACAATAGAGACGCAGGACATCCTCTTACTATATCTGATGTTTATTTAGAAAATAATGAGTTCTTTTTTGGTAGGAGCACAATTTAATGGCTGGTATAAAATCATTTGTTAAACAAATTGATCCAGAAAATAGAGACGTTACTCAGACTCAAAGTAATGTTAATAGTGCAGTTCAACAAATTACTAATTCTCCAATCATAAATGGAGTAGTTATAAAAGGTGCAAATCTAGGAACTGGAGATACCATAGTAAACCATAAACTTGGTAGAGAACCTATAGGTTGGATTGTTATTAGAAAAAACGAGGCAGGAGAAGTTTACGAGTCTACAACTGCTAATCCAAATAGAGATAAATTTTTAATACTCAAGGGTTCAGCAGCAACAACAAATACAGATTTTTGGATATTTTAGGAGAATATAATGGCAAGCTCAGGAACATTTTTAAATTTAACTTTACCTGATGTAGGTACCACACTTGGACCAACTTGGGCTACAACTCTTAACGATGCTTTTATTGATCTAGATGATCACGATCACAGTACTCAAGGTAAGAGTATTCCTTCTTCTGGTCTTAACATTAATGCTGATGTTGAATTTAATGGTAATAGTGCTACTGAACTTAAATTTGTTGTATTTGATGACCAAGGTTCTTCTACTACAGCTAGATCACTATTTAGTAGCACAGGTGATTTGAACTTTAGAAACTCCGCAGGAACCACCATACAAATAACAAAAGATGGATTAGTTAAAGGAGACTCAAACACTTTAAGTTATTACACAACAGGAACTTCTTCAACTTATACTATTCCTGCTGCTTCCGGTATTTCCTTTATAAATGCCGCTGGCACAGGTACAACCACAGTCGGTCTAACTTTACCTGGAGCTTCTGCTGTTTCAGCAGGTAGGTTTTATTATATAAAAGACGGCGGTGGCGCAGCAGGAACAAGAGCCGTAACTATTACAGCTTCAGGAACAGACACTATAGACGGTGGTACAGCAGGTGGAAACATAAGCATATCTACAAACTATGGTCATGCTATAATTGTTTCTGATGGAACTTCTAAATGGCTTAGAATGCAAAACTAAGGGTTACTAATGGCTTTACAAAAAGGAAGAGTAGCTATACCTTTATCGAAAGGGATAAATCAAAAGATTGACCCAAAACAGGAACCTCCTGGGTCTTTGAAAGAATTAGAAAATATTCAAGTTGATAAATTTGGTGAAATAGAAAAAAGAGATGGGTATGAAAAAATACAAGGAAGTAGTGTTTTTTCTACTCAGGGCGCACTATCGTCTTCTCTAGCTGATAATGCAACTTCTATTTCAAATATGCAAGGCATAGCATCATTTAAGAATGATTTATATATTCTTACTAATTCAAGTGCTATGTCTATAAGACCATCATTTTCTAGATCAGTGGAGGAAGGCTCTTATAGCCCTGCTAAAATAGAAACAAGTAAGATAACTCAACAGTTAGGTTTTACTGCTTCAAATGTAAATTCTGTAGCTCAAGGAGATTTTCTCTACACAGTATACTCTTTACAATCTGGAACAGTTCAGTTTCCTTATATTAGTGTTAGGGACTTAAACAATGATACATTTTTTATAAGCTTTGCTAGTATTGGAACTAGTGCTTACTCTAGACCTAAAATTGTTTTTAGTCAAGGTAAAATAATAAAATTTGTTGTTGAAAAAAGTGGAACAGATTATTACATAGCTTATCATGTCGCAGATCCCCTAGACCGAGTAGATTTAATTAATAGTTTCTCTTGGACTAGAATTACTCAAACTCATTCAGATCAAATATACTCAGTAGCAGTAAACAGGTCTTCAACTGTAGGAATGTTGATACATAAAGAACATTCAGCAGGTAAAGCTGAAACTTTTTCTTTTTTTCTAGACCCCGATGATACTACTAGTCCACTAGCTCTTAAAACTGATAATGCTTTTACCAGCACAGACACAGGTATTACAGCCGTAGATATCCAACCTATTTTACATGAACCTGCTTCTATAGTGGGAAATAAATCATATTTTACAGGAATAGCTCCAGAAAAAGGAGGTTTTGCAGAGGTTTATGCTAATGCTACTAATATTCGTATTTCTAGTTATGGACCTGATGGGGAAAATCAATACTTAGATGCTACTTTAAACCATGCAGCTAGTACAAATTTTGACTTAGCTCTTGGTCCTCAATCAGTTACAATTCACACATTACAAAATTATGAGTCTGGAGCATTAGGTATTGGTTATGTTCATAAAGTTTATGCATCTTTTGCCTTAACAGGAACGGCTACTGGAACGTCTACTAATAAGTTAACTATGATAGATAACACAACTGGAACTTATGCTACTGATGATATTCTAGCTTCAGACTTTAGTGGAGGAAGTAATTATATAAAAACAGAAGGATCATCTACCGCTGGGTTTACTGGTATAACCTACGCTAACTTTCCTTCTTGGAACAAACAAAGAATAGCAGAAATAACTGCAACTTATAATGAAAGTATTGGTGGAAGTACTCCTGTTAGCGTAGTAGAGGACTTTACTGAAAAATTTTTAGTTGGAGCTACTTTAGTATCTAATCCATACTCTCCTGATAATGGACAACACTTAGTACTTCCTGTAGGTTTTAGTGCAGAAAATCAAAACAGTTATTTTCTTTACTCCCCAGGTGCTAATATAACTAGTAGAACTTCTCCAGTAGGATTAATAAGCTATGGAACAGCAAGCAGTGATTATAATTATTCTTCAGGAGCAGACGGATACCCTAGTGTTCCATCTTTAACTAGTAGTTCAGGAACTCAAATTTTATCTACTTTGACAAAGGGAAGAGTTGAATCTAATGATAAATCATTTTTTAGTTTGTCAATTCCTAGTGTATCTAAAATTACCTACGATTCTAACCTTGCTAATCAAAATGTTGAAGTCTCAGGAAACTTAATAGTAGCTGGAAGTCAAGTATTTTCAAGTGATCAATCCAGGTTTAGTGAACATGGTTTTATACAAGGACCTCCTAGATTATATATTCATACTGAAGGAATGTCTAGTGGAGGAACTCTTTTTGCTTCAGGAACTACTCGTCTATATAAAGCAGTTTACAGATATGAAGACCAGTCAGGAAATATTCACAGATCATCAGAGTCTCCTCAACTAACAGTAGGTCTTAATGCTGGTTATGATCACGTTAATATTATAGTTCCATTTGTAAACTTTACAGATAAGTATATATATTCTACATTTATAGAACTTTATCGTACTGTGAACAATGGAACTATTTTTTACAAAGTAAATGATTTAGCTGTATCCTCTACTGTATCAGCTAGTCGTAATGATAAAACTAGTAACTATATAAAACTAAAAGACACAACCTCTGATGATGATCTACAACAACAAGAACTAATTTATACAACAGGTGGAGTAATAGAAAATACTCCTGTAGGTTCAGCTTCAATAGTAGAAGAGTTTAAAAATAGAGTATTTTTAGCAGGAGTAGAACTAAGTCCTAATCTTTTATACTACTCCAAAACAGTACAAGCAGGTGTTTTTGAAACTACTCCTGTTGAATTTAGCAACCTTCTTAGCTTAGAAGTTCCTCCTTCAGGAGGTAAGATAGTAGCACTAAAAAGAATGGATGATAAATTAATTATATTTAAAGAAAGAGCTATTTATATGCTTACTGGAGAAGGTCCTAACAATCTTGGTGAACAAAACGACTACATTGAACCTCAACTTATAACTTCTGATGTAGGATGTAAATTTACTAACAGTGTAGCTTTCATGCCTAAAGGACTTATGTTTATGTCCCAAAAAGGTATTTTTCTTCTAAACAGAAGTTTAGGCTTAGAGTATATTGGAGCACCTGCGGAAGACTACAAAGATTTAACAATAACCAAAACTACTGTAGTTCCTAAAAAAAGTGAAGTAAGGTTTTTAGCTTCTGATGGACCTACAGCTATTTATAATTACTTTTTAAATATGTGGTATACATACACTAACCATAGAGGTAATAGCTCTGCCATGTTAGGAGACGATTACTGTTTAGCTACTTTTAAGAACGAAGTATATAAACAAGTAAGCACAACAGCTAGTTTTGGTGGTTCTATGGTACCAATAAAAGTAGAAACTGGTTGGCTATCATTTGCAGGAATACAAGGTTTTCAAAGAGTTTATAGAATGCTCCTACTAGGAGAATACAAATCTCCACATAAGCTATTAATTAAGATAGCTTACAACTATGATGATGTTTGGCAACAAGAAAAACTTATAGATGTTACAAGTTATACAAAAAGTTATACTTACGGTAATCCTTCCACAGGTACCCAGAATACTTATGGAGATCCATCTGGTACCAGCACAATAGCTTACGGTGGTAAAGATAACACACAGTATCAAATAAGATTAAACTTTGCTAAACAAAAGTGTGAGTCTGTAAAGATATGTATAGAAGAAATAGAAGGGTCTAACTCAGCTGGAAATCCAGAATCAGCAGGACCAGGCTTTACATTATCCAATCTTTCGTTTATAGTAGGGACTAAAGAAGGTGACTTTAAAATTAAACAATCTAGAGTATTTGGTTCTAC